CCTATGTTGACAGAAGCAGGTCCTGTAGGAACTCCCTCAACGGCAAGATAGATACCGTGTCGAGAGTATTCTTGGATATCGGAAGTTCCTGTATTACTACGGGTTTGCCGCATGGCAGGATCGCCAGTTCTAAGGTAGACGCTGATACCCTTGGGTTTGAGGAACTCATCTTCGTATTCCTTTACTTTCTTAGCCCAGTCTTCAATAGTGGTAAAGCTCTCTACCATTTCATGAAAAGTAGTAATATGACCATTGGGCTCAACAGCGTGCCAAAGCCAAGCAGTAGGGTGAGCCCAACCAATATCAATAGACGTATAAACTCGCATATCTCGGGTGACTTCAAAGTTAAACTGAGTTTTGTGAAGCTCTGGATTAAAACTCTTAAATACACGGCCACCGAGTTGGACGAATTGTCCCTTCTCACGTGCCGCCCGTTCCTGCGGGTCAAGTCCTGCAAGGTATTCCTCAGCTTCTTCTTTACCGATGTGGGGGTTATCGAGCATATCTGCCTGAATAACGTCGAAGATAACATTGGTCTTATCTTCGACCACAGGGGAATAGATATCCTCATAAACCCATGTAAGACCATCCAGCGGGGTCATGGAAATCCACCATGAACCGCCGGTATCAATTAGACGGGCACGACACTCATTGAAAATATGCTTAGGGGGTTCCTCGTCAAAAGCGATAAAGTGTCGAGAAGTTCCAGCAAACTTGTCCAACTCTTGGTCATAAGACATAAACTCAATAAAAGAACCATTGTTAAGAGTAAGAGTCTTAAGATACTTATCGTAAGAATCTTCCCATGACCCGTTGATGAGGTATTTCGCCGGGAGCCATTGCTGGAAGAGGGGGAGGATAATCTTAGAAAGCCCATTGGGGAAGTCAACACAAACCAAGCGACCCCGTGTGGGTTCTTTCGGCATAGTCCGATAAGGGTGAGTCTTTGTGAGCCACCAGAGGCATTCCGTAACATCGGCAATAGTCTTTCCCGCTCGGTTTCCACCGATATAAAGTCGCCCCTTCTTATGGGACTTATGGAATTTGAGTTGTTTCTTGTGTGGCTCATAGCGGGACAAGTTCGGAAGAAAGGCCGTTTTGGTCAGACTTTCCCCGAGATTCGCCAGCATATCTGACACTGTTAGTGTTTTCTTCGGGGGCATGGTCTTCTTCTCTAGGTGTCCAACAGTGCTTACATATCTTCTGATTAGTGTAAACGCTGTAGAAATAATCTCTTGCGCTATGAGAACACATCGTCGTGCCCTATCTTTTAAGCTGTGGTCTGATCCACAGCGCCCTGTTGAGTTAGGAGAGAGATAACAGAGGCCAAAGCCGTGTTAGAACCCTTAGCACCACTGATAATTACGCCTTCAAACAAAAGCGGGGAGTCACTGCCGTTATGAACGTGACTCCCCGCCGCGGCCTGATTATTACCGGCCCCTAATGTATGATGTTGTGAGCCTGCTTCAGTATCTACGTCGCTATAAAGGTGAAAGAGCTTCACCGTCATAGGATCAGGACTTGGGTTATGGTCAGTATTCTCGGATGCGGCTGATACGCTCATTACTGAATCGCCACCCAGTTAACGATGATTGCATAGCTAGTACCAATAGCCGCACCGTCAGACGTTGCCAACTTAACAGTAAACTGCGTAGTCGAAATAGAATACGTCATAAGGGACAGCATAAGCGCTCTACCGGCAGAGTTAATGTTGATAGATGCGACAACAATAGGTGCCACGGTAAAACCAGCCGGTAGCGTGACTACTTGAGTAAGGTTAGTCTGCGCACTCGTAAGGTTTAGGGTAGTGGTGCCGCTTGCAATCCTAGAGGCGATAGGCGTTCCCAAACCATCGACATTTTTATTAACTTCGTCGGCAATAGTGGAGAAGTTAGTATTAAGAGTTGGCAGAGAATAGTTTTCTGCCGGATCAGGTAGCTGGAGATTAGACGCTCCAATGGCTTTCGCGGTACTCATGGGTATCCTTTGGCATCTAGTTACATTTCGATAGCCCGGTTTCCGCGAAGTGAAAGCTGTTGGCCGATAGCCATTCTCTCATTCGGGTCTTTCACGGTTTCATCGATAATCTCTAGTAGGATACCAAACAATTTCTGTGCGTCAATTTGCTTGTTCTTAGCCGGATCAAAGTGACCGGTAAGCTGGAAGCCAAATTCAATAGCTTTTTGCTCCCCATTGGCCATTTTATTAGCCAGCGCGAGTTCTGCGAGAGGGATAGCGGCCCTTACAGCGTCTCCACCGAGCTTCTTATATGCCTCATCGAAGACTTTATTCTTCTGCCAAGCGGCGAATTCGGCCCATGTAACGCCTACCTTCTTCAATTTCTGTGCAGGAGATAGCGGAGAAGAGATATCGGTAAGCAGGGTAAGATAGGCAATCATCTTGGATGATAGACCTTCGTCCTTTTCCAAAATCATAATTCCAAGGCTGGACATTTTATCCAGATAGTCCTCGGAGACAATATACTCATCGATTTCTTCTATGCTGGGAGTCGGTGCCTTTAGTGCGCCATTAGCATCGAAGCCGAATTGAAAGATCGTGGCACGTTCCGCCCATAGCTCACTAATAGCCTCGGCTGTAATCTCCCTATCAAGCGTATATAAGGTACGGCTGAGCATGGCGATCTGGTTGCGTACCGCGAGCGTCATCGACCCCACTGTATATACAGTACGAACGGCCGGCAGATCGGCCCCTGTGGGCGCTGGCGGGGTGCTGGGGGAGGGTGATTCGACAGACTCAGCCGGTTCTGGCTCATCCATACCCATAGCGTCGAAGATATCCATTACATGTAACCTTTCCAATGCCATTCATGCCATTCCCTATATTCCGTGGTGAATGGTTCACCGGCATGTTTAACTTCACGTCTATACATACCGACCTTCATAAGCGACGTAATGCTTTCCGTGTCATTAGTCCAAGCAGGCATTTCGATAGTCGGGACCTTGATATAGCCCCGCTTATTAAGCGCATCCGAGATAACGAGCAAAGCACCGTCTTTAGGGCCGCCGCGGAGCATAATATTGGGCTGGCTATTCTCCATCGAAGATCGTCCTTTCACCCACAGGAAGTTCCGCTAGATAGGCAATGTTCTCAGGGGGCATCCCGAAGTATTCCAGTCGCTTCTTAATTACGACAGGTAGGAACTTCGTGCTACCGGCCTCATAATGCTGAAGAATAGCGGGGTTAATAAGAAATAGTTTAGCGAATTCCATCTGCGTATCTGCAACGATTTCACGGAATTCAATCCATGAATCGTATTTACGGGTAGGAACTTTAAGCCACATACGCGGGGTAAGAAGGCGCTTACGCTCTTCGAGCATTTCCTTCTTATAGGCGACGTACTTAATCCCCCACAGGGTATCCTTATCGACTCGGGTCATAAAGCTGTGGAGCTTAGGCGGCATTGTGTCATACAGAGCAAGATCGGTTCTGTGGACAATTGAATAGCCGACGTTTGCAATTTCGGCCAAAGTGCTTTTATTGAGTTCGCGTCCGTTCAGGGCAGTAAGGATGCGTTCGTCATTATTAGCGGACTGGATAAAAAGCTGGACTGGATTGATAGCCACGTTATGTGACCTTTCGGATTTGCGTGCGGATACCGTGCATGCGATAATGCATAGCCATTTGCATAGCAGTTTCGGAACTTACGGTAATATAGGCCATTCTCCACTTATCGTCAGGGAAAAGTTGGCGGAATACTACATACTTTCTTCTCATGTGTTTATAGTATCCGTAGCATAGAGGGAAGTCAAGAGGGAAAAAATTCTCAAGTGGTAAAGGGATAAACGTGGCTGGAAGTTCAAAGCTCGGCAACATGGTTAATGGCTATATAGGACTATATGCGGTAGACTATCCATATCGGCCCCAAAGAAGAGGGCCACCAATGAAAGGCACACAATGTCACTCTCTCCCGTATATGAACTGATCTACTCCCAGCCGACCGAAGAGACTGTAGTTATCGGCGAGTTCGATAGCTGGGAAATGCTGGCCTCTCTTCTCACTGAGGAATGCACAATGATCACGGAAGAGTCCGGCAATACTGAGTTGACCCTCATGCTCTCTTGCTGGTTCATGAAGATGCAAGCTTCGGATGCGGTTCAGTTCGCTGACCTCACAGAAGAGAAGATGGTCTATACCTACCCTGAGTCTGGTATTACCGGCGGCTGGTCTATCCGTCTTCTTGATACCGGCATTGAGATTCTTCGGACTGAATCCTTCACTAACCGCGAGGGTCAGAATGTGGAGATTGAACTGGAGAAGTCCACTCTCAACGGCGAGAGCGAATACAACGTCCGCACTTCGATATCGACTCTCACCTTTGAACGCACGGCTACGGTACGGACTATCATTCAGTCGGTATCAAGCTGGGAGTCGAAGATCAACGCTATCAATGAGATGCGCTACCTCATGATGATCAACGGCTATGAGGCTCCTAAGTCGAAGCAGGCTATCGTCAAGCTGAGCGGCCAGTTCCGCGACCAGCGATAGAGGCTATATGGTCCCACCCTTCGGGGTGGGACCTAGCCGCGTGGAAATAAACTGGGTGGATTTGATACTGGCCGACGCCCTGATCCATGTTTATTGGTT